CTACCCATGTCCGCTACTCAAGTCTCGTTCGCTGAATTCGCTGCCGCCCGGATTGACCAGGCCGCAGCAGTCGAAAGCACTCCCTCCGATGCCCCCGCTTTGGGCCACACGCAGGCTGGCGGGCTGGTAGCTCAGTCCGCAGGCATCGGTGGGGAGTGCCCTGTGTCCTTGCCCCACTACGTAGTGCGTCTGCGTCGGCATGCGGCCATAGAGCGCGGCCGTGCTCGGCGGGTCTGTGCTGTGTACCTGCCGGATGGTCTGTCGCGCGGCCAGCATGGCCCTGCTCTTTGGGTCTTCCAACGCCGGGCTTTTGCGCTGCATACGGCTGTGGCTACCGGCTCTGTCTTCATCGAGCGGGGTCTTTGATGGCTTCCATACATAAAGCTCAATCAAGGTTGAGCATTGCCAATCTCGACATGCACGACAAGTCCGTGCGTCGCGGCATGCTGGTTTGCTGGTACGGGCTGCGCGGCCAGGTCAAGCGGGTTCGCATGGGGCGCTGCCTGGTCGGCCTGCCTGGCGAGACCTACGGCAAGTGGCTTCCGTGCTCCAGCGTCTACGTGGTGCCGTCGTGATCTACCTGGCCGCTGACCCATTTACCTGCCTTGCGGCTCTGGCCTTATGTGCCGCGCTGGCGATGCTGCCTTGAAAGCCCTGCCTATCGCCCCGCGTGCGGGGTGATGTGGAGTGCTGTCGCACCCCCGCCTAACCAGCGGCAACTACCGGAAGCAACCATGAACTCTCTCATTCAAATCCTGAAGGTCAACGAGCCGCGGAGCGGCATCAGCGACAAGACAAAGAAGCCCTGGACCATGCAGGAAGCGGAGGTCGCGCTGCTGGACGACAACGGCGAAATCCAGAAGGTCGGCGGCCTCATGCTCCCCCGCGACATGGTGGGCGAGAACGCGCCTGCGAAAGGCATCTACATCGGCTCGTTCGCCCTCGACGTCAACTACATGTCCCGCCGCGTGGAGGCCGTCCTGGTGGATCTGCGTCCGTACAACGTCAAGCCGGCGTCGGCCGCAGGTCCTGCGTCTGCGCCCGCTGCTGCTCCGAAGGCCTGACCATGGATGCCGCTACCGTTGACATCTACCTGCAGCTCACGGCCGCTGCGGCCATTGCCGGCTCTCTCGGCGGTATCGGCGTGCTGCTGGTCCTGAGCTTTCTTCGGGACGCGGCTGCTTGGGCTGGCGTGATCGACCGCATCCCCCAAGGCCCGGAGGAGACCCCCGACCGGGGTATGGGGCAGCGCCCCATGGTGGACCTGTCCCGCGCGACGTACCCCACGCCATCGTGCGGAGAGTGCCCAGCGCGCCGGGGCGGCCATGCCAGCGATGCCAGCGACACAGGCGGCGATGCCGGGCGCTGGGACAAGCATGGCGCAGGCCCGCGCCCGGCGTCGCCGGCACAACCCCAGCCTCATTCGCGCCTGAGAGACAACGTGCCGCAGGCACTCCCGCCCGGTGTCCTGGGCGCTCGCGGTGACGACTCCGGAGGAAAGCATTGCTTTCCGCAGGAGTTGACTCCGCGTCCCCTGGCCGCAACCACCTTGCCCGTGGCGCGGCTCCCGATCACCCCCTGGACGGCGGCCGGGGAATCCGCAGGAAAGCCGCGCTTTCCGGAGGATTTCGTGGACACCGTCCCTGCTCGCCACTGGTAGCTATGTGCCTACCTCTCCGCGCGCATGTCCTGCGTGTCCGCCCACACCGGCCTGTCGATAGGGCGCCGCGGCATGGCATCGCGCATGCCGTCTCGGACTGCGGCTCTGGTGACGTAGTAGGCCGCCGTCCAGAAGGTGACGCACCCGATCACGTACGCACAGATTTCAAAAATTGCCAGGCGGGTAAGCAGTATTTCCATCGTCCTCACTCCCAAAAGTCCCGCATCTTGCCACTGGAGGTCTCCATGCTCGTCCTCGTTCTCGTCGCCTTCCTCTGGACCGGCGTCCACGATTCCGCGCCGGCCGGCGATAGCGCCTGCGCCGTCCGCCGTACCGACTGCTGAGGCCGTTATGTCTGAGGCTGACGCACTCAATGCCATCTGGACAGTCCTGGTCGTGCTGAGCCTGCTCGGTGCTGCCCTGGCTGGCTACAGGGACGGGCGGTCTGTATGAGCGGCACCTTGATCACTGCCTACGTTGGCGCGCTCATTGGCTGCTACTGGGCTGGCTACAAATGGGGCGCTGCCGTGGGCTGGATACGCAAGCTCGGCAGCGTCAGCGGCTGACGCTCGCCATCCAGGCCTGTGTGCGGGCCTGATCGATTACCGCGCCGGCCGGTTGCCGGCATCACCAAAGGAGTCCCATCATGGGCAACGACATCACCACTCTGCGGCCCGTGCCGCGCACCCTGGGCCACCGCGCCCGCGCCCTGGGCCACCGTGCCCTTGCGGTCGCCAGCGTCACGCTGCTGACCGCCGTGCCCGCTCTCGCTGCTGACGCCACCACCCCGGAACAGAGCATCGCTGATGCCGTCGCCAAGCTGCTGCTCATCATCGCGGCGGGCGGTGCGGCCTACGTGACGCTTTCCCTCGCGGGCGTCGGCTGGAAGGTCGGCGCGAAGTGGATCAAGGGCCTGCGCGGCGCTGCGTAAGCCATGGTCTGGCTACTGCGCCTGTGTGGCTTGCTGCGCGGGCGCAGTGGCAAGGCCATTGCTTTGGTCCTCGCGGCTCTCGCAGGGAGTGTGGCCTGGGCTGCCTGTGATGAGTGGCGCCCTGTTGATTACCTGAGCGTCGGTTGGCTGGGCAGCCCTGAGTCTGCTTGTAAGGGGATCATTGCCTACACGTCTGCTGGTGCTCCTGCTGGCACGCCTCCCCTTGTGTTTGCCGGCCTCGATGGGGATGTGTGCCTCATGTGGCGTGGTGACCCGAGCAACAAATATCGAATGCCCCTGGAGAAGCGCTCCAATCCATCTTGCGACTCTTGTGACGCCAACAACGGCAAGCAGCAGACTGTCAATTTCACGGTCGGGTGGGCTCGGTCCGGCAACGCGGATGCTGAGGATCATGTGGGCAAGGTCACGTTCCCTCGTGGCTCCGTGTGCGTGCAGGGTTGCACGTGGCAAGTCTCTGACACTGGTGTCGCTGCTTATCGATCTGTGGTGCCGTCTCCGCAAGGCTTGCACCGGCTGAGTGTCGATTTCAACGTGGTGGGCGACGGCTCCAAGTCTTGCACTGCGAGCACCGACCAGGACAAGGCGGCCGACCCCCAGCAACCGCCCAAAGAGTGCCCGGGCTACGTGGGCGAGGTCAACGGTAAAACCGTCTGCGTTGGCTCTGCGGCTAAGCCTGTTGGGTCGCCTGAGGGGCCATCGGCCGGCCGCCAGTCCGGGGGCGGCGAGGATACTGGCAACCCTTCGGCCGGCGTCAAGCCCGGTAGCGGAGAGGGCTCCGGCAGTGGTGGCGCCGGGCGCACGCCGAATGATGGCAACGGGTCCAACCCCGGCGGGCCCGCGGCTGCGGTCGGTAACGGCAAGCCCAATGGCACTACCGACAAGCCCGGCGACGGCAAAGAGCAGGCCGCGTGTGGTGCGCCTGGTCAAGCTAAGTGCAAGATCGACGAGTCCGGCACGCCCGATGGCAAAAACGCTTTTGATGGTCCTGGCAAGAGTCTGGACGATGCCTTCAATAAGGCCCGCGAGCAGTTGGAGGGCGTCAAGTCCACGGGCGACAAAGACACGTCCTGGGGCATCGTGCCCAGTTGGCTCCAGCACGGCGGCTGCACGCCCTGGGTGCTCGGCACGCTGCCGCTCGGGGAGCCGCGCGACATCAAGTTGGACGTGTGCGCCATCCTCCCTTACGTGGAGGCCGTTACGTCGTTTCTCTGGGCGATCGGCACCTTCGTGGCCACCCTCGCCATGGTCTTCCGCGTTACGACTGCTTCTAAGGGGTAGCCAGCCATGCCACTACTCGGTGCTCTGCTCGGTCAACTATTTACCGGCCTCGTCGTCTGGCTTGCTCAGTACGTCACCCGCAAGGTGGCTTTCGCCGCCGCGGGGATGGCGCTGATGACGGCGCTCACGGCTGGCCTGTACGTGGTCATGCGCGCTGCCCTGGCGACCACGGCCAACGTCACCACGGGCCTGCCGGCGATCTTCCTCCAGGCCATGCAAATGGCCATCCCGCCGATTGCGCCTGCCTGCATCAGCACCTACGTCACGGTGTGGACGGCGTGCACGGTGTACACGTGGCAGCGTGATCTGCTGCATATCGCCATCAAGGTATAGGAGGCCGCATGCCTGTCTACATCGTTACCGGCAAGCTCGGTACTGGCAAAGGCAAATATGCCATCGGCAAAGTCCGCGAAGCGCTGCAGCAGGGCCGCCGTGTGGCCACCAATTGCGACTTGTTTATGGAGCACCTGACCAGCGCGCAGAGTCGCGTCACGGCCATGCGCATCCCGGATCGTCCGCTGGCGCAGGACCTGCGCGACATTGGCCACGGCAACCCCGACGATCCCTACAACGAAGACCGCGCGGGCGTCCTGGTGCTCGATGAGTTGGGCTCCTGGCTCAATAGCCGGACCTTCGCGAGTGCCGAGCGGCTGGCTCTGCTCGATTGGCTGATCCACGCCCGCAAGCACGGGTGGGAGTGCTACCTGCTGGTGCAGCACCTGGACATGATCGACAAGCAGGTGCGGCTGGGCCTCGCTGAGTACATCGTGGAGTGCATGCGCCTGGATAAGGTCAAGCTCCCCATCGTTGGTGATTTCCTCGGCAAACGTGGCCGGCTCCCTCGCATCCACGTGGCGCGTACTGTCATGCAGGCTATGCCCACCGTGGTGATCGACCGCGAGTTTTACCGCGGGACGGACCTGCACGATGCGTACGACACCCTGCAGGAGTTCCGCGAGTGGCACCGTGACCCGAAGTCGCCCGGGTTCCCCGATGAGCGGTACTTGGGCGTCTACAGCTACCTGAGCGGCTGGCACGTGGCTGGCCGGCATCAGGAGCCTGCAGCGCCTCGTCCAGGCCGGCTGGGGCGACTGCTGGGGCACTCCCCGCGTCCTCGGCCGGCGCCGCGCCCAAAGCTCCCTGCCATCGAGCTCGCGTCAAAGCTCTCGCCGGATGAGGCCTGGGCGCTCTCGCGGCGATACGTCAGGAGTGCGCCATGAGTTGGCTGGGATGGTTGCTGGTCTTTGTCGTCTGCTGGTCCGTGGTGGGCTGGGCGATGGGCAAGCTGGCCGATGCCCTGGACCATGCGGACGTTGGGGGGGATCAGTGATGCGCGCTGACATCCTGGCTGCCGCTGCTGCGTACCTTGCCGGTGCTGTCTATGTCCTGCTCCATTTGGGCGGCTGCGGCGGCACCTGGGGGTGTGCGTAGCGCGCCCCCGGGGGCCGGCCGCAGGCCGGCCCTAGATTTATCCCATAAACACTTTGGAACATGACCCACCCGACCACTGTTTACCGGCCCGATTACCGGATGCCCTGCATGCGTCGGTTGGTCGTGGTCGGTCGTGGTGTGCCTCTGGTGTGGGAGTGGCCCGATGGGGATTGGTGCTGGTTGGACGATTTGTGGCGCTGGGAGTGGCGGCACAAGCAAGGTGGCCAGGTGGCGTCCTGGTTTTAGGTGTCAGAAAAAGGTGAACCCCGCGACGGCTGGCACCGCCCGGGGTTCGTGATGTCAACATGATTCGGATGTCAACATGATTCGCATTGTCGATGAAAGCAGCCCTGAGTCCAAGCGGTCCCCGGAAGATCTATTGGCGATGCACCGTGCCGGCCAGGTCCTGGCCGTCTTTGAAGGCAAGATGGGCGACGGCCTGGTCGTGAAAGCCCATGATCTAGGGAACGGTCACACCGAAGTGACTGCGGCTGCTCCTACCGTGTGGGTTGAGCAGGATTGGTCTCCTCTGGCGCTGGAGATGTACCTGGAGTGCGTCATCAAGCATCGCGAGGAGAACGCGGACGAGATCCGCGAAAAGTCCCTCACCATTGCCGCCAATCGTGCCAAGAGTAAGGTCCGCAAGCTGTGCAAGGCCATGGGCGCGGACACCATGCTCACGCTCACCTACCGGACCAATGAGACTGACCTGCAGCGTTCCAAGAAAGACCTAAAGGAGTTCGTGCGGCGCATCCGCCGCCTCATCCCGGGCTTTCGCGCGGTAGCCGTGTATGAGACTCAGGAGCGCGGTGCTCTGCACTGGCATGTGGCCACTGCCAATGTCCCTGTGTCCTTCATGCAGCCCAATGCGCTCGGCGTGTTCACCAAGGTCAAGAGCTTCGATGTCATCCGTGCCGTCTGGCGCTCTGTCACGAAGGACAGGCAGGGCAACGTCGATGTGGCCAGGCGCAAGGCATCCAGTCGCAAGAGTCCTGCGCAGATTGCGGCGTACATCGCCAAATACATCGTCAAGGCTTTTCGCGATGGTCAGCCATTCACCAATCGCTACAGCGCGTTCGGCGATTTCGACATTCCACAGTCTGTGAACCTCGGTCTCTTTCCTACGGCTAGTGCTGCCCTTGCGGCTTGCTATGACGTCTTGCTTGATGTGCAGCGTGTCGTCCTGTCGAAGATGAGCCGTTTCCAAGACTGGTTCGTGCTCTATGCGGAAACGCCCAAAACGAGGCCGGCAAGGCCCGTCATGCAGTGAGGTGCGGTCATGGCATTACCTGGTTCCTCGCGAGGCAACGTTACCGGAAACAGCGCTAGCAGAGTTGCGGCTCATCGTGAGCGGCATGAGCGCCTGGATGTGTCCGTCACTTTGCAAATGGGCGCAACGATTGCAGAGTTAGCTTCCTACTTCGGTTGTACCAAAGCCGATGTGGTCCGGTCGATGCTGCGTTATGCGGCTACGAACCGTGACTGGCGACGGCAGGGCTTGATCTGGAGGGATTGATGGGGAGATTGATCGGGTATGCCCGGGTGAGCACGCGGGAGCAGGAAACGGTGATGCAGTTGGCCGCGCTGCGTGCTGCAGGTGTCGGCGTCGTCTATGAAGAGCAGGCCAGTGCTGTCCGTCATCGGCCAGTGTGGGAGCGATGCCTTGCCGCGCTGAGAAAGGGTGATGTGTTGGTGGTCTACAAGCTCGATCGGCTTGCGCGGTCTACGTCGCATTTCGTGACCACGTTCGATCTGTTGCGGGCGCGCGGTGTTGGGTTCCGGTCCCTCACTGAAGCTATCGAGACAGTGACGCCGCAGGGTCGTATGTACCTGCAGCTACTGGCAGTGTTCGCGGAGTTTGAAAGGGAGCTGATCCGGGAACGCTGTGTGGCTGGTCAACGTGCTGCGCGTGCGGCTGGTAAGACTTGGGGGCGTGTGCCGCAGCTCAGTCGTGATGAGGTCGCTCAGGCTGTGCAGGCGTGGCGCAGTGGGTGGTACACGCAAGACTTGTTGGCGGATATGTTGGGTGTTCCTGTTGGCACGTTGAGGTACCACTTCCACCGCCATGAGGGTCGCGGCCGGCACGGCGCATGGAGCACAGATAAGTAAAATGATTCAATGCTCGACGACCGTGCCAAGTTGTTGCTCAAAGCGCTGATCGAGCGCTACATCGCCGACGGCCAGCCGGTGGGTTCGCGCACGTTGTCGAAGGCGTCGGGCCTGGACCTTTCGCCGGCCACCATACGCAACGTCATGGCCGACCTGGAGGACATCGGGCTGATCGCCAGCCCCCATACCTCTGCGGGCCGCATCCCCACCGCTAAAGGGTACCGGCTGTTCGTTGACACCATGTTGACGGTGCAGCGCGGCGAGCTGTGCTCTCCCGAGCTAGCGGCCGACCAGCCGCAGAAGGTCATCGCGAACGCCGCGCAGCTGCTGTCGAGCCTCTCGCAGTTCGTGGGCGTGGTGATGGCTCCGCGCCGGCCGTCGGTCTTCCGCCACATCGAGTTCCTGCGCCTCTCGGAGCGGCGCCTGCTCGTCATCATCGTCTCTCCGGACGGGGATGTGCAGAACCGCGTCATCTTCACCGAAGTGGACCATTCCCAGTCGCAATTGGCCGAGGCCGCCAACTTCCTCAACAGCCACTATTCCGGCCTGGGGATGGACGAGGTGCGCGAGCGGCTCAAGACCGAGGTGGACCAGTTGCGCGGAGAGATCGCTTCGCTCATGCAGGCCGCGGTGAACGTCGGCTCCGAGGCCATGGCCGCCTCGCAGGAGGAGGTGGTCATCTCCGGCGAGCGCAACCTGCTGGCCCTGAGCGATTTCTCCAACGACATGGGCAACCTGCGCAAGGCCTTCGACCTTTTCGAGCAGAAGACCCAGATACTGCGCCTGCTCGACGTCTCCAACCGGGCCGAAGGCGTGCGCATCTTCATCGGAGGCGAAAGCCAGGTCGTGCCTTTCGAGGAACTGTCGGTGGTCAGCGCCCCGTACGAGGTGGACGGGCAGGTTGTGGGCACGCTGGGCGTCATCGGCCCTACGCGCATGCCCTACGACCGCATGATCCAGATCGTGGACATCACCTCCAAGCTGGTGACCAATGCGCTGAGCCATCGCCGCTAGGATGACCCACTCGGATAGCTACTTGCGGATGGCTACTTTCCGTCGCTCCACGTACCGCCCTTGATCACCGCGGTCGAGGTTTCGCAGGCTTGCCGCTTCTGCTGGATGGCATCGGCCGACAGTCCGTAATAGTAGGCATCGAGCGGTCGGCCCATCAGTCCCTTGCACGCACCGCTGGCAGGCCGTGGACATTGGCGCATGAGTGTCACCTTGCCCGGCTTGCCACCCAGCCCGGCCGATGCCTGTGCGACCGCGTCGCAGCTGCTCTTGAGTTGCTCCGCCGTGACGTCGGACGAGAACTCCATGCAGTCTTTCACCGCCGTACTGGAACCCGCGACGGAGATGGTTCCCTCGATCACGCAGGCGCGGTTGGCGGACCAGGCCGCAGGGGCGACGAACAGGCCGATGACGAGCAATGGGGCGGCAATCCTCATGTTTTCTCCAATCCGGGCGGGCCGTGTGCGCGCCAGCCATACGTTTTTCAGCTTCCAGGCCGATGGGATCCCTGCACCCGAACCGGCTGGTTCTGCGAGGGGAACGCAGATTTATACGGGGTCGCCCCTCCGGCTGGTCCCCCGCCATGGCAGGAATTGCGTAACCCCTTGTGTCGGTTGGACCGGACCAGCCGGGGCGCGGCTGCGCCGGGCGGCTCAGGATTCATCCATCCGGACGCCGCGCAGCCTGGAGATCAGTTCCACCCGGTTGCTCGCGCCGAGCTTTTGCAGGATGGCCGTGAGGTGTTCCTTGACCGTGTGCTCCGACAGATGCAGCGCATTCGCAATGGGTTTGTTGGGCAGTCCCTCCAGGACCAGCGCGAGGATTTGCCCCTGGCGCGGGGTCAGGCCGAGATCGGCAGGTGACAGATGGATCTCGCGGGGTGTCGTGGCACCGATGGCTGTGATGGTGGCCGTGCTGGAAAGGCATGCCGTCGCCCCGGAGTCGAACCAGGAGGTGCCGTCGAGCACGGCATTGATGGCGGCGTGGAAGGTCTCGGGTGGTTCCCGCTTGTGGATGAATCCGTGGGCGCCGCTGGCCCGGGCCTTGAGCACAATGGCTGGATGGTGGTCCGCGCTCACGATCAGCACGCGTGTCCCGGGGGACATCGCGAAAAGGTTGTCGATGAAAGACGTCGCGGCACCCTCCGCGAGCCAGAAGTCCACCAGCGCCAGGATGGGCGAGCCGTGCGAGGCAATGATGCGCAGGGCCTCGGATGTTTCGTGGGCATGGCGGGCTTCCTCCAGCCGGGGGTGGAGGCGCAGGAACTCGGCCATGCCACGTGCAACGAGTGGATGGTCATCGATGACAAGCGCGTAGTGCGCCAGCGGAAGGCGGGAAAAGGCGGACAGGGGCATACGACGTTCTGGCGACCAGGCCGGATCATCAAAAGCAACTCGACCGTAACTTTCGAGGGTAACCGATACGCTGGCGCGGACCAGTTACAAAACCTGTGTCCAGGCGTCCGAGTGAAACGGGCCGTGCGGAGGCTCTTTCGTGTCCCATATGCTGGGTTCCAGGAGCCGGTCAGCAAGCCAGGGGGTTGCGCGTTCCGCAAAACCGCATGCAGGGGTTTTTGGGGTGGCCCGGCTGCGTATGCGACAATCGCTGGCTGTGGGCCGTTAGCTCAGTTGGTTAGAGCAGAGGACTTGACGGGGAGGTTCCTGTCCCCAGGCAACGGCCTGGGAATGGAGCGGCACCCAATGGGTTGCTCAAGGTAAGTTCACTCTGCCTTGAAGTAGAACTTCTCAAATTCGGTGAACGCTACTGCGCGTCCTGCGCGCTATGCCAACGCCGAGCGAAGCCCTCCACAAGGGGGGAACGTGTAGAGACTCGACGGGAAGGCCGAAAGGCAAGACAGAGTCCAGGCCACGAACCGGAAACGGGCGGCGAAAGCCGAAGTGGCACGCATAATCCTTTGGTCGCTGGTTCGAGCCCAGCACGGCCTACCACATACACGAGATGGACGAAGCGCGGCATGGGGCGACGATCCCACGCGGCGCTGCCCGTTCGAAAGGGCGCTGCGCTGCTGGTTCCCCGGCCTTGCCGACGGGCTGGGCCTTTGACTACATCCATGCCGGTGCCCGCATCTTCGGCCCCCACCTGCTATCGCCCACGATCGTTTCTTTCTGTTTAATAAGACGTGGCTGGCTTGCCGGGCGTTTAAGCGTCTTGGATTTCCGGCGGGTCGTTAAACATGGCGAACAACGGGTGCGTTCAGATCTTGCGTCCGTTCCAGATCCATATCACCTTGCCGAGGATCTCCACCGTGTGCTTGCCGTCCAGCACATCCACCGTCTTGACGGTGGGGTTGTCGCTGCTGATCTCGTAGGCACCGTCCAGCCGCTGGCGCACGCGCTTGATGAAGAGGCGGTTCTGTGCTCCCAGGACATACACCCCGTCCACCTCCACCGTGCGCACGCCCGCGTCCACCAGCAGTACATCCCCGTCCAGGAACGTGGGTTCCATGGAATCCCCATAGGCGTGGATGAAGCGCAGGTTCTCGGGGGTGCTGAGGCCGCGCAGCGTCCTGCCGATCCAGGTGGGCGAAAGTGTGAGACGGCCCACCATCACGTCCTCGTGCGCCATTTCGCTGCCAGCGCCCATGGATGCTGCATTCGCCAGCTGCGGCACCGTCACGCTGCCCGATGTGGTCACCGCTGCGGGCTGGGCTGGCCTGCGGTGTGCAGGGGCAGGCTGCCTGTCGCCGGTCAGCAGCCACGCGGCGGAGCAGCCGATGAGTTCTTCCGCTTTCAGTGCGCCGGCCTTGGAAACACCCCGCATCTCCCAGTTCTTGATGTTCTGCGGGGACTCTCCCAGCAGGCGAGCCACGGCGGACTGGCCGGTGACGTCCTTGAGCTCGGAGGCGGCTTGGTAGAGGCGTAGGGCGCTTTCATGCATGGCGCCATTGTCCACCGTTTAAACAAAATGTTGTTAAACAAATTGTTTGACTTGAGTTTAAACGTGATGTTAAATGGAGGCATGGATCGAGACACCGCGCCAGACTCTGCACAGGTGCTCCCGGTCTGCCCGACGCCCCTCACCCCTGAAGGAAGACCATGTACCACAACGATTCCCGCACCGTCCAGGAGGCCTACAGCACCGCCGGCAACTCCTCCAATCTCCGTCTTTGTGTACGCGAGGGCGCTTCCCGATCGGATGCGGACCTCCTGGTGGCTGCCGGCTGGAGCCGCTCCCGCGTCCGAGGGGCGCTGCTGCGGCTGCATTCGGAGTACGACGGGGCAGACCATTCGCGCATGCCGCGGGCTGACATGGTTCATTCGTCGCCGAAGGAGCCGCCGCAAGACGCGGATCAACGCCTCGCACTCCAGCATGCCCAGGTGTTCGCCCGCCTGAAGACGCTGCCGCAAGTGCGCGAGCAACTGGCCGCGCAGGCGACCCGTTGGCGCATCGATGCGCCGCATTCCGTGGCCGCCGCAGTGCTGTACTGGTGGCTTCAGCCGACGTGCTCGGCGTGCGAAGGCCGCAAGTTCGAGTCCATGCCGGGTGCGGCACGGCTTTCATCCAGGGCGTGCAAGGCGTGCGCCGGCACGGGCCTGTCTCGCGTGCCGCATGGCGAGGCGGGGCGCCGCATGGCCAACTTCATCGATGACTGCGTGCACCGGGCTCGCCAATCCATCGGAAACCGCTTGCACTCCATCAGGAGCTGAATTAGAATTGCACCAGTCGATTGCAGAGGATGCTTATCCTCTCGCCCGACGCCTCTTTGTCGAATGCCCGCAACTATCAGACTTCTGGTCTGGGTGGTGTGCGGTAGATCCTGATGAAGATGCACGTCCATTTTTCCGAAGCCCGCAGTGTTCGCCCTGCGGGCTTTTTCTTTGGCTATGCAAAAGCCCGCGCAGCGCTTGCTGTCGCGGGCTTTTTTGCATCGAAAGGTCCGCCATGCAGGCAATGAGATGCGCCCGCTGCGGCCGCAAGCGGGGCGCACTCACGCGTCCGGGCATCCAGGTGTCTGCATTGCGGCACCTCCTCACGCACGACTCGCCAGCCCCGGCCCTGGCGTGAACATCCGGGCATTTCCCGAGCGGCTACGGAGCCTGTCAGGTTTCTCCCGTCGCGCCGTCCCTCCACTTTCCGGCCTCACGGCCATCTTCGCCCGACAGGGCATCCACCCGCCCGCGCAAGCGGGCTTTTTTCATTGAAAGGCCCAACATGGCTGTCTCCCTTCCCGACGGTGCAACCGTCGCCATCGCAACCGGCTACGGCACCGCCAAGGCCATCACCGCCATCTCCAACGCGGCGCCCGGCGTGGCCACCAGCACGGCGCACGGGCTGGCCAACGGCGCGTTCTTCGAGCTGAAGTCCGGCTGGCAGAAGATCAGCGAGCGGATCTTCAAGGCTGCCAATGTCGCAGCGAATGCGCTGGAAATCGCAGGCTCCGACACGGCCGACGTGAACCGCTTCCCGGCGGGCTCGTCCGCCGGTTCGCTGCGCGAGATCCTGGCCTGGACCCAGATCCCGCAGATCCTGGAGTTCACCACCAACGGCGGTGACCAGCAGTTCGCGAACTTCTCGTTCCTCGAGGAGGACTACGAGCGCCAGCTGCCCACGGTCACCGGCGCGCAGTCCATCCAGATCGGCATCGGCGACGACCCCACTCTGCCCGGCTACCAGGCGCTCAAGGCCGCGGGCGAGTCGCGCGCGATCCGCGCGGTCAAGGTCGCGCTGCCCAACGGCTCGGTGATCCTCTACAACGGCTATGTGTCGTTCAACGAGACCCCCACCCTGACCAAGGGCCAGGTGATGCAGGTGCGCGCCACCATCTCCCTGCAGGGCCGGCCGGTTCGCTATACGGCCTGATCCAGGGCCGGTGCGCCAAGGCCCTGCGGGGCCTTTTTCATGCCCCGCCGAACGTATGCGGCGAGGGCTTTTTTTCTTTTTTCGAAAGCACAACATCATGGCAAAAATCGTCCTGGGCAAGCGTCCCGAATCGTTCAAGCGCAAGGTTTCCTTCCCGATGCTCGATGGCACCACGGGGGTGATCCACTGCGAATTCTTCTACCGCACGAAATCCGAATTCGGCCAGCTCGTCGATGAGATCGCGGAGGCCGCGGCCATACCCGCATCCGGCAGCCCCGGCACGATCAGCGACATTCTCGGCAACGCCGTGCGAAAGAACGGCGACTACCTCCTGAAGATCGTCAAGGCCTGGGACCTGGAAGACGTGGAGGTCAACGCGGAAAACGCCACGCGGTTCGCCGACGAGATTCCCGGAGGCGCCACGGCGATCTTTGATGCCTATCGCGAAGGCTGCGTCGAGGGCAAGCTGGGAAACTGACCCGCATCGCGCGCGCCATGTACGAGCCCCAGGCCGGCGACGCCGAACTGGCCGCGTGGGGGCTGGAGCGCCGCGATTACGACGATACGGCTACCGAAGTGTGGCCGGAGAACTGGCCCGTCTATGTACTGTGGTCGCGCATCTGCAACCAGTGGCGCGTGGGCATGGCCGGTGCCGTCGCACTGGATTACGGCGTGCTGTTCCATGAGCTGGACCGCGCCGGCCTGGATCCCGACACATACGAAGAGCGCTTTCGCGACATCCAGGTGATCGAGTCCGAGGCGCTCACGGTCTTCGCCGAGAGGGCGGAGAGGGAGCGGGCGCGCATCGGCGGGGCGGCATGAATTGCTGCGCCCGCATGCGCGGCTGTCCGCCGCCACCCGGCACCGTACGGGGCCCGCCTCTGGCGGACTTTCATTTTCCAGGCCGCCCGGCTGCATGCCGCGCGGTCTTTTTTTACATGGGCAGGAGCTATGTCCGACAACACAGTGCAGGGCACACTTCAACAGGATGCAGAGCAGGCGCTGCGGGCCCTGGCCAGCATGGAGGCCGGAGTCCGCCGCATGATTGAACGCCTGCTTCAATCGGAGCAAGCGCTGCGTGGCGGCGGCGCGGCGATGGAAACCTATGGGGCATCGGTGGCCCAGGCTTCGGCGGCCATGCAGGTCCTGCCCGTGCAACTGGCCGCCATGGCTGCCGGCCTGATCGCGGGACAGGAGCCGATCGCGTTGCTTTCGGAGCAGGCCGTGAAGCTGGCGGAAGCTTTTGGCGGCATCGCTCCGGCAGCGGCGGCCGTGGGGGAAGCCGTCGCGACGATGGTGAATCCATTCACTGCGGCCGCTGCCACGGCAGTCGTTTTGACGGTGGCCTACCAGCAAGGGAAGCAGGAAGCGGATGCCTATGCGCGCGCAATCGCCTTGTCGGGGAACGCCGCGGGTCTTACGGTTTCGCAAATGCAGGATGCCGCCAGTGCCGTCTCGCAGACCGTGGGTACCCAGCACGAGGCCGCGCGAGTGATCGCGCTGCTCGGCGAGTCGGGGCAGGTGGCAGCGGAGGATCTGCAGCGCTTCACCGAGACGGCGCTGCGCATGGAGCGCGACGTCGGCGTGGCGGTGGCGGATACCGTGAAGGCCTACGTCGAGCTGGGCGAAAAGCCGGTGGAGGCTTCGCGCAGGCTCAATGAGCGCCACAACTACCTCACTGCCGCGGTGTACGACCAGATCAAGGCGCTGCAGGAGCAGGGTCGAGCGTTGGAGGCTGCCGCCCTGGCGCAAGGTGCATACGAGCGGGCCATGGCAGGAGTGGCCGACACGATGCACGACCGCCTGGGCTACCTGGAGCGCGCATGGCGCGGCCTTGGTTCGACCGCCAAGGGTGTCTGGGACCAGATATTGGGTATCGGCCGACCCGCTTCGATTTCCGAGCAGATCGCCGGGGTGCAGGCGCAGATCGAGCAGCGGCAGCAGCGCAACCAGTCCATCGGCATCCAGGATGGCAAGGCGACCAGAGACTTGCAGGACCAGCTGGCTCTCCTGCAGGAGCAGCAACGCAGGGAAAGGCGGGCTGCCGAGTCTCGGGCGGAAAACGCCAGGACAGAGAGAGAGGCGGTCGAGGCCAGCGACCGAGCCAGCGAGGAAAAGAAGCGCAAGGCGTCCTCTTCCCCGCATGGGCCATCGCCGGTGGCCGTAGCCAGGACGGAGCGCGGCTGCTGCGTCGGCAAAACGGCCGACAACTGCGCGGTCGCAGGCCGGAACATGGCTGCCGGAAGCAATACGGCAGCACCCGGACTCACCATGAGCGCTGACACCGCTGGCGGCAGTGCCGGCAAAGAGCGCAACGAGGAACTCGAGAAGGCCCGCCGCGCCTACGCCGCGCTCATCGACGAGGCAGGCAGAACCGCCAAGGTGATCGAGCAGCAGGCGTCCGAACTGGAAGCCTCCAATGCGCTGTGGGGCAAGGGAAAGGTCGAGATCGAGGAATACCGGCTTTCGCTCATCAAAGCCAAGATCACGGAACTGGAATCCGGCAGCGACTCCAGCTATGAGCCCGTCTACGTGGACAAGCTGCGCGAGCAGGCCGCAGCCCAGGAACGGAAGATCAACCAGACTCGCGTCGCGGAGCACAACGTGCTCCAGAAGCAGGCCGACGACATGCTCCGTTCGGCCGAAGCCAGCGTCGCCGCAGCCGAGCAGGAAGCCAGCCTGGCGTCGTTGACGGCGGTGGAGCGGGCCAAGATCGTCGCGCAGCGCCAGATCGAGGCAAAGTATGCGGAGAAGCTGGCCGAGGTCGAGCGAAGCAGTGATCCGGACAAGGCGAAGGTGCGCGAAACCCTGGAGAAGGCCAAGCGCAAGGAAACCGAGGCGGCCGTGGCCAAGGTCGTGCGCGACGATTGGGCGAAGACGGCGGATCAGATCCAGCAGTCGCTGACCGACGCCCTGTTCAAGGGCTTGGAGAGCGGGAAGGACTTCGGCCGGCACCTGAGGGATGCGTTGAAGAACATGTTCAACACATTGGTGTTGAGGCCTGTGATCAGCGCGATCATGAAGCCGGTGTCAGGTGCACTGGCGGGTATTTTGGGTGAAAGCAGCGGAAGCTCTTCCGGAGGAGGAGGGGACTTCAGCAATTATGGCGGCTTGATCGGCGCAGGTCTCCAGGCCTACGGTGGTTACACCGCCGGCGCATCGGCTGCTAGCCTCGCCTACGCCAATGGTGTGGGCATGATGGGCGGTGACGCCCTCGGGGCGCTCATAGCAGGGAATGGCGGCTGGGCTGGAGTGGGAAGCGCTTTTGGCGGAATCATGTCGTCTATCGCGACGGTCATGCCCTATGTCGCGGCCATTGTTGCTCTTTGGTCGATTGTCAGCAGCCTGGACGACAGCGGCACCCTGCACCAGGGATCCACCGTGCAGTACAGCGCTGACAAGGGGTTCGAGCGCAGCGTGGAGGGCCATGCGTTCGGGGTGAACCTGGGGATGATGTATTCGGCCGAAACCGACAAGGCCGTTTCGTCCGTCGCCAAGGGCGTGGTGGACCTGCTCGATGGATTCGGCAAGGCCTTCGGTCGCAATGGCAAGTACGAGATAGCCACGGGCTTTGCCGACGACTCGTCCAAGGACGGTGCCTGGGGCACGCTGCGCATCTCGCGCGACGGCAAGAATCTCGTGAACTGGGAGGACAACCGGCAGAGCAAATGGGCTGCACGCGAATTCGCTGATGGGCCGGAGGGGTACAAGCAATACCTTGCAGCGGTGGTGAAGGATACGCGCCAGGTGCTGCTCGACATGGACCTGCCGAGCTGGGCAGACCAGATCCTGAACGACCTCGGCGCTGAGGTGAACATGGAGGGGCTCCAGGCTGCCGTGGCGCAGATCGGCAAAATCGAATCGGTTTTCCAGACGATGTCGAGCACGCTGGTCGGTTTCGCGGGCATCAGCGACGAGGCGTTCGCAGCACTGATGAAGGTGGCGGGTGGCGTGGAGGCGCTGGGGTCCAGTGCCGCGACCTACTACCAGAAGTTCTATGACAGCGGAGAGCAGCGCGAGGCGGCCCGCAAGCAGATCGAGAAACAGCTGTCGGCTGCGGGAATCCAGCTTCCCGACATCGATGCGTCGGATGCGCGCAAGCAGTACCGCAGGCTGGTGGAGGCCCAGGATCTCAATACCGAGGCAGGACGGAAGGCCTATGCAGTGCTGTTGCAGCTCGCGGGGGCCTTCGATGCGGTTGCGGTGTCTTCCGAGGAGGTCGCACGCAAGCAGCAAGCCATCTCGGACAAGCGCTGGGATCTCGAGCAGCGCCTGCTGGTCGCCGAGGGCAAGAACCGCGAGGCGCTGGACATGCGCCGCAAGCAGGAATATGACGCGCTATGGAAGCTCGATCCGGAACTGGCAAAGCTGGTCAACCGTATCTGGGAGCTGGAGGATGCCGCTTCCGCGGCCGCGGAGGCCGAGGCCAAACGCAAGCAGGATCGCGAGGACGCCTATGGTCGCCTGCAGAACGCCGCCACGCTGGAGAGCGAGCGCCTCAATGCGCAACTGGAGTCCATCGACGCCCGGCGCAAGGCCATCGACACCCAGCGCGAACTGGCGCAGGAGTCGCTGTCGCTCGTCAATGGTGTATTCGAACTCGTGCGCAGCAATGCCCGCGAGTTGTATGGGCAGGTGGGCACCACCGCCACCATGCAGGCGGCGCGTGGATGGGCCTTCGTCGAGCAGTCGCTGGCGACGGCCCGTTCCACGGGTTATCTGCCTGACCAGGCATTGCTGCAGGAGGCCATCGGTGCGGCGCGCAGCGGCCTGGAGCCGGGCAACTACGCCACGCAGTTCGAGCTGGACCGCGACCGGCTGGGTTTGGCCGGCACGCTGTCCCAACTGGAGGCCATCAGCGGCGGGCAGAAGAGCGTCGCCGAGCAACAGCTCGCGGCGCTCAAGGGCCAGTCCGAAGCCCTCGATGCGCAGACCGATGCGATCAACCGGCAACTCAAGGCGCAGCAGGAAATGCTGGATTACTGGCGCCGGCAGATCGACATCGCGAACGGAACCTTTGATGCAACGTTGAGCGTTGCCGCAGCGATCGACAAGTTGCGTTCCCTGCTGGGCAAGGGCGAGGGCGACGGCTCTGCTTCCCCTGCTCCTGCCTCCGGTTCGGGCAGCGGCGGAGCCGTGTGGGGCGGCACCAGCGAAGGCCATGCGAGCGACGGCGGTGCCGCGGCCGCACAGGCCAGGTACCGGCGCCTCACATACCTGGGGACGGCAGGCATCGGATACGAGCCGGTCATCGACCAGGCGCTGATCGCGCGGCTCGACAAGCTGTCCCCGCTGTACCACTCGTTCGACGGAACCGGCGACCTGGTCGGGCTGCTCAAGGCGATCAAGGGGGCAGGGGGAACGCTGGACGACCTCTCGATCCTGAGCGGCTACTGGGTGTCGGACTGGGTGAAGGCTGCCGCGTCGGTGGGTTTCCCGGCCTTCGACCAGGGGACGAACTATGTCCCGCACGACACCCCCGCCATCGTGCACAAGGGCGAGCGGATCATCCCGGCCGCCGACAACCGGGCGTTGATGGCCTCCATCGATCGCAGTGAGCAAAGCGGTGCCTCCGCGCTGCTCGCCGAAATGCAGGCCCTGCGCGAGGACAGCCGCCAGCAGGCGGGAGAGACGGCGCGCCTCAACGCCCGCGTGGCGAAGGTGCTGGAGCGGTGGGACGGAGACGGCATGCCGCAGCAGAGACAGGAGGAAATCGCATGAGCAAGCAGACATTGACCGTGGTGCGGCCCCTGGTGGTCACGCCGGCCATGCTGGTAGGCAGCAACGTGCCGGAGTCCGACCATCCGCCCTGGTCGGCAGGCACGACCTATGCCAAGGGCGCGCGCGTCGTCCAGGCCACCGTGCACAAGGTGTACCAGAGCACGCAGGACGGCAACGTGGGCAAGGACCCTGCGGTGGACCCCTCTGGCGCCTGGGTGGAGGTGGGAGCGACGAACCGCTGGAAGGCCTTCGACCGGTCCGTGAGTTCGCAGACTGCGCAGGCCGCCAGCATCCAGTACCGGTTGCGGCCCGGGCAGGCCGTCACGTCGATGGCGGCCCTCCACGTCACGGGGGCGATACGCCTGCGCGTGCGCATGGTCGATCCGGCCTACGGCACGGTGTACGACCGCACCGAAGACCTGTCGTGGGTACCGGCCGCGCCGGACTGGTGGGAGTGGTATTTCGGAGAACACCGGGCTCCCAGCCAGTCGGTGCTGATGGACCTGCCGAGCTTTCCCGGGGCGGACGTGCTGATCGATCTCGATGGCACGTCCGCCCTGGCCGTGGGCGTGCTGCTGCTGGGCCAGGTGCGGACTTTCGCGCTGGGCGTGAAGGCCGGTGCGCGCGTCGGCATCCAGGACTACAGCCGCAAGGAGCGAACGGATTTCGGGGACGTGGTGGTGGTGGAGAGGGCCTTCGCCCGGCGCGCCAGCTTCTCGCTGCTGCTCGATGCCGCTGAGGTGGACGCCTTCAACGACTTCCTGGCCGAAGTGCGCGCCACTCCCTGCCTCTGGATCGGCTCTTCCCGATACGAATCGACCACGGTGTACGGCTTCTACAAGAGCTTCGACATCGTGATTTCCTACTACGACTACTCGGACTCCGAACTGGAGCTGGAAGGACTTACATGACCGACATCGTTTCCCCGCCCATCATCACCGCCATGCCGCCGGCGCCGCAGCCGACGGACACGCCATCGGATTTCAAGGCCAAGGCGTTCGCGAGCGTCGCTGCGCAGGCTGCCTTCGTTCCGCAGGCGAATGCCCTGGGCGCCAACATGTTCCAGAACGCGACGGCCGCGGGCGAGAGCGCGGCAGCAGCGGCGGCCTCCGCTGCCACGGCGGTCGCCCAGGCTGGCAATGCTGCCGCCGCGCGGGCCGCGTCCGAGGCGGCGCGCGACACTGCAATCATCCAGGCGGACAACGCCAGCACGGCGCGCCAGGCCGCCGAGGAGGCCCGAGGTGCCGCTACCGGTGCAGCCCAGGCTGCGGCCCGGGATGCCTCAGCCGTGGCGCAGGGGCTAGGTACCATCTCGGGGGGACCCGTGGCCAGCATCAATGGTTTGAAGGGTGTGGTCACGATTCCCATTCCTGCAGTCGCCGATCTGGGCAACGCAGATCTTGCGTCTGCGGTGAATGCGGGCTTCTACCGCTTTGGATCGCCGGTGGCTGGCGCGCCCGTGGGGGTTTCCAATGGTCAACTGCTGGTGCTTCGCGGTCCTGACGGCGCCGCAACGCTGGCGCAACTGGCCATTGGCTCCAACGGGCTGGTCCATGCAAGGGGAATGGCCGGCCTGCCCGGCAATGCCTCCGCATCGCCATGACGGCGCATGGCCATGCTCAACGAGCCGTCCCAACTCACCGATGGCGTCATGGATCTGTCGAAGGGCATGCGGTTCCACCTGGGCATCAACGGCTCGACGGTGGCCCTGTCTTTCGTCAACGTGCCAGCGGACAGCGCTTCGGTGCTCCTGGAGATCAGCTTCATGATCGGAGGTGGCTTCACCCTGCCAGCAGGTTCCGTCTGGGCCAACGGCACGATACCCACCATCGTCACCGGCAAGCGCCATCTGCTTTACTTCGAAAAGTGCTTCGTGGGCAACGTGGGCTGGTACGTCTCTGCACTGACGGGATTCGCAGCATGATCCGGCCGCAAATGTTTTCGGGCGGCGCACTGCCGCTCGCGGATCCGGGCGAGGTGATCTTCCAGAGCGCGGGGGCGTCCAATTCACAGACCGTCTTCAACTGGGTGGTGCCGGCCGGCGTGTATGAGGTGTGCATGCTCGGCGTCTCCAGCCACAAGGCCTATGCGACCCGGGTTTCTCGTGGCGGCAACGATCTGCTGAACACGACATGGGCATCGGGAACCAACAATGCCCATGGCGGCGACGGAGGGGATGCCCGCAACGTCAATACTGTCTACAACGGGGGCGGTGGCGCTGGTGGTTACTCCGGCCCTGGCGGGCTCGGCATGTACCAGCGCGACGAGGGAATGGGCAACTACTCACTCATCAAGGGTACCGACGGACAGGGTGGTGGGGGGGCGGTGGTGGCGGCGGACAAACATACCAGGGCCGCGGTGGCGGGGTCGGCATCTACGGGATTGGCGCGAATGGCGCAGCAGGCTGGATCTCCACACAAGGCTCTCCGGGAGGGACGGGAAGCGATAAAGGCCTTTATCGTGCCGGAGCGGGCACTTTGCACAATGAATGGAGTGCTGCGGGGTTTCCCTACGCCAAGCCAGGCGGCAATCTGCGGTACCGCAACGCGCTGGCGGTGATTCCTGGCGAGACACTCACGATCACGCTGGACTTCTGGATTCGCGACAACGCGGTCGGAACCGGGGCGATTGTGCGCATCCTTTGGGGAGGCGAAAGGTCTTTCCCTTCCAACGCTCCGGTGAACACGCCCACCTGACCGAGTGCGGCTCAGGTTCGGATCCCGGCATCAACACCAGCATTCCGTCAGCAATTCAGCAGGCAAATACGCCGATGGCGTTGAAGGTGGTTTCGACGGTGACGCGCCCTGGCGGCGCTGCGACAAGCTCGCATGGCGCAACAACGCTGCAGTCACTTCGGGGCAGACCATCTCGCACTCCACACCCCGGTGGGCTTCGGGATCGTCCCCGGGAGTCCGCCGACCTATCCCAACAACGCTCACTCAGAAAGTGTGAAATGCAGTTCATCAATACACAGACCAAGCGCTGGCCCATGTCCATGGAGGACGTCGTGGCCGAAGAACAGGCAGCTGGCGTCATCGCCGTGATCGGCGACGGTTATCAAGGGCATGGCCCCTATCGGACGGTGGGACAAGGCGAACAACCTCCACATGATCCGCTGACCGAATTCATCGTGCCGCTGGCCCCTGAAGCCGATGAGGAGGGCAACTGGGTCCAGGGTTATGAGGTCCGGTCCATGTCGGCCGTCGATATCGGGCAGGCCCTCCAAGCCGACAAGGCGCGGCTGATGGCCGCGGCAACGGCTCGGCGCCGGGCTGCGGAAGCAGGGGGCTTGACGCTTGCAGACGGCAAGCGGCTTGGCACGTCCATAGAGGACCAGAACCGCATCACTGGGTTGGTTGCGAACGCGGAAATTGCCGGTCTCGTGTCCTTGGATTTCAAGTCCGAGAGCGGCTGGATCACGCTGTCGGTGGGCGATCTGCACACCGCCGCCGCCGCCATGGTCACGCATGTGCAGGCCTGTTTCTCTGCAGAACGCAAGCACCACGAGGCCATCGCTGCGCTGCAGAACAGGGCTGATGCTGCTACGTACGACATAGAGGCCGGTTGGCCGATATGACCGCGACAGCTGCCACCCGGTGCCTGCGTCCAGCAGGTTTTTTTTCGCCCGCAGACTTCGGAGGATGCATCAATGAACAAGACTACAGCCGGGAGGCTCATGAGATTCGACCCCACCATCAACACCGGGACCATCGTCCAGACCCTGGTGTTCGTGGGCTCCGTGACGCTGGCCTATGGTGCCTACCGCGAGGACCAGACGCGGCAGGACGGACGCATTGCCCAGGTCGAGGTGCTGGCCGAGAAGGACCGCGACGCCACCCGTGAATCGCTGCGCGAGATCAAGGGCCGGGTGGACGACCTGCAGCGCAGCAACCAGGACATCAAGGAGTCGCTTGCGATTCTGCGCGGGCATGCAGTGGAGCCGGGAGGACGCAAATGACCATGGTGACTTCCGGGCGCGGCATCGCGCTGATCGAGGAGTTCGAGGGTTTCCGCGCCCAGGCGTACCGCGATCCCGTGGGCATCTGGACCATCGGCTACGGTTTCACGCGCGGCGTGCGTGCCGGGGACACGATGACGCGCGAGCAGGCCGATGCCCGCCTGCGCCAGGAGCTGGGCGAGTACGAGGCGGGCGTGGCGCGGGCCACGGGCGGCCGGGCCACGCAGGCGCAGTTCGATGCGCTGGTGTCTTTCGCGTTCAACGTGGGCGTCGAGGGCATGGCCGCTTCCAGCGTCCTGCGGGCGCACAACCGTGGCGACCACGAAGCTGCTGCGCGGGCATTCGCCCTGTGGAACAAGGCCGGAGGCAAGACGTGGCCCGGGTTGACCCGGCGCCGTGCCGCAGAGGCTGCGCTGTACCTGGGCGATGCGCCTGCCGGCATGCCCCGGGCCGTCGAGCCCGAGCGCACCATGGCAGAGAGCACGATCAACCGCGCAGGCGTCGCCGCAGGCAGCACTGCGGCGGTGGCCGCCATCGCCGAGACGGCGCGGGCGGTCAGCGACATCAAGGCCAGCGCGGACAGCCTGGGTGACTGGCTGCAGCCGTTGCTGATGGTGGCCGTGGTGGCGCTGTGCTCCTACATCATCCGGGAGCGGATCCGTGTACGGCGGGAGGGCTGGTCATGACCCCGCTGCACTGGCTGCTGCTGGGGAGCATGGCGGGCAACGGCTTGCTGGGCTGGGTGTGGCTTGGCGAGCGGGACGCGGTAGCTGCGGCGCAGGCGGAGGTGTCTGCCCGGGGGCGGCAACTGGCCGGCGCGCAGGGCGCTGCGCAGGCATGCACTGCCGCCGTGGATGCCCTGCGCGCCCAGGCCGACCAGCGGTCGCATGCGGCTGCGGAGGCTTGCCGTGCCGCCGCAGCCCGCGCGCAGGCCCGGGACCGGCGCGCGGATGACATCCTGGCCCGGCCCATGCCGGTGCCTGGCGACGCGTGCGCCAGCGCCCAGGCCCGAGTGCAAGCCTGGCTCCAGGAAAGGAGCAAGCCATGAGCATGGGGAGCGCGTGCATGATGGTGCTGCTGGCCATGGCATCACTGGCGGGATGCGCCGGCACGACGCACACCGATGTCCTGCAAGTCCGAATACCGGTGCCGGTGGCTTGCCAGGAGCCGGTGCCCGAGCGTCCCTCCATGCCCACGGAGGCGTTGCGGCCCGGTGCTTCGCTCGATGACTTCGCGCGTGCCGCGATGGCAGAGATCGAGCGCCGTGAGGGCTACGAAGGCCGGCTGACTGCTGCCCTGGAGGCGTGTCGCATGCCGTTCGTTGCAGTTCCTGGAGCCGCGCCATCGCCGGCGCCGCGTCCCGATGCTTGA